GCGTCAGCGTGACTTTTGATGTTGAGTTGGCTGGTTCTGGTACTGCTGGCACCGCCCCTGCTTTCGGTCCACTGTTGAAGGCTTGTGGATTGAGCGAGACCCTGGTGACCAGCACTTCGGCCACATACGCCCCAGTGAGCAGCAGCTTCAGCTCGGCCACGATCTACTGCTTCTACGACGGCACCCGCCATAAGATTACCGGCGCACGCGGCACTGTGAGCTTCAACCTAACTGCTGGTCAGTTTGCTGTTGCCAGCTTCCAATTCATCGGCATCTACAACGCCCCTGACGGCACTGCCCTGTCTGGCTCCTTCACTGTTGCCAATCAGGCTGCTGCCATCGAGGTCAACGACACCAATATGACGACGGCCACCTTCCACGGTGTGACCTCGGCTCGTGTTGAATCCTTCAACCTAGCACTCAATAACGATCTTCTGTATAAGGAGACCGCTAGCTCCCAAGAAGTGTTGATCACCAACCGCGCCCCTGGTGGTACCGCCGTGATCGAGGCTCCCGCTGTTGGCACCACCGACTACTTTGCCAAGGCCGTTGCCGCTGCTACTGGTTCCACCAGCCTTGTGCTGGGCGCCACCGCTGGCAACATCGTCACGCTGAACGCAGCGCAGACAGACATTACCGGTTGCAGCTACGCTGATACTAACGGCGTAATCGCGCTGTCCATGCCGTTCCTGGCTCTGCCCACCACGGCTGGCAACAACGAAACCACGCTGGTGTTCACCTGATCTCTGTTCATGGCTTTCGTTCTTAAGAAGACTGCTTCCTACAAATGGGAAGTCAAAGTTGAAATTCCGGTTGACGGGAATCGCTTCGAGTCTCAAACGTTTGAGGCAGTCTTTAAGAAGATCAGTCGCTCGGCCTTCAATGCTCTCGTTGACAAGGGTGATGATTCTCTTGTTGATGGGATCCTTGAAGGTTGGGATGGCATCAATGACGAAGCTGGTAAGCCGGTTCCCTTTACCGAAAAGAACAAAAAAGAGCTGTGTGACGATCCTTACGTCATGAAAGCTTTGATTCAGGCGTATGCCGATAGCGTCACTGGGGCGCCGGCAAAAAACTAAAAGTCGCCGCTGAGTACTGGGCGAAAGGCGGCGTTGTAGACGAACGTGAGGCCGACCTGAAGGCTCTTGGCGCAAGCGAGGAGCAAATCGCCGCTGCACGCCTGCAAGTTGTTCAGCAGGACTGTGAGATCTGGGAAGAGAACTGGGAGATTGTGTTGATGTTCATTCGCATGTCGACGCAATGGCACACGAGCATGGCCGGATTGACGGGACTGATCTACCCGAGTTTGGAATGGCTCTGTAAGCTGTATTCAGTCAAGGATCCTGTTGCCATCTTCGAAGGCGTGCAGGTGATGGAAATGGCTGCCCTAGCCGTTCTGAACAGCAAACGCAAATGAGCCAAACCACTGAGCTGCTGCTGAGGATCAAACAACAGGGCGGTGAACAGCTCACGAGGTTGTCTGGCAACTTCAAGAATTTGGGGCAACAAGCTGCGGCTGCAAATGTCAACTTCAAAGAAGTATCTGATGAACTGAGAAAGATTCAGCAGACTTCTGTAAACAGCATCAATAATCTCAAAGGTTATGCAAATGCATGGCGCGAGATTGCAAATAGCGTTGAGATTGGCACTGCTGAATTCAAACAAGCAAATGCTGAAGCGGGGAAGCTTGAAGCACAACTGAAAAAGGTGCAGCCCGGTGGTCGGGGTCGTCTTGCCGCTGGCGCACAGATTGCAGGAACAATTGCCGGCGCGGGCGTGTTTGGCGGCCTTGAAGGGGCTGCTGGCGCTGGTATTGGCGCGATTGTCGGTGGTGTTCCTGGTGCAATTACTGGTGGCGCAATTGGCGCTCAAGTCGGCATGTTCCGCCAAGGTCTAGGTGATGTTGCCACCTATGCGGCTGAGTTAAATAAACAGCGCCAAGCATTGCGTTTGGTCACCAAAGATTCGTTTGAGTATCAACGGGCGCTTTCGTTTATCACTCAAACAAGCCGCGACCTTGCAATTCCGCAAGAAGTTATTACTCGGCAGTTTACTCAACTGACAGCTTCAGTTAAAGGCGCTGGCGGTAATGTTCGTGATGCAGAAAAAGCATTTATTGGCGTTGCCTCTGGTATTCGAGGAACCGGTGGCAGCCTTGAGCAACTTGATTCGGCTCTGACTGCAACCTCTCAGGTATTCAGCAAAGGCAAGGTTTCCGCTGAAGAATTGCGGCAACAAATTGGCGAGCGTTTGCCTGGTGCATTCAGCCTGTTTGCCAAAGCTGTTGGTATGACGCCCCAAGAACTTGATAAGGCGCTTGAAAAGGGTCAAGTCAGCCTGCAGGACTTCCAGCTATTTGCAGAAAAGTTATTCCTTGAATACGGCGAAAGCGCAAAGATTTTGGCTGATGGTCCAGATGCTGCTGGCGATCGCCTAAAAACTCAATTGGCGGAACTCAAGGCCGCAATTGGTCCAACCCTTAGAGATATGGGCGCGTCCTTTCAAAATTTTGCTAGCGAAGCCATTAAATCATTTCTGAGCTTGGGTAAAGAACTTGAGCGTTTTGGTCGTTTGATGGAAGAAAAGCTTGGCGGAAAATTGCTTGATAATGCGATCAAAAATGTAAAGGCGCAAGATGCAATTATTAAACAACTTGAAGCTGAACAACTGGTTCGTGTTGGTGGATTATCAAAAGAAGAAAAGAGCCGGTTGTCTCTTGCAAAGGCTTTGCGTGCTGGCTCAATGAAAATTATTCAAGGCGCCAAGGCCGGTCCAGAAGCTCCTATGCCCGAGACGCCATCAAATTTGCCCGGCATTGATACGACTGGCGATGGCGACTCTAAGTCAATCTTGAAAAAATTACAGTCTGACTTTTCGCGTTCCATTGCTGTACTTGGTCGTCAATTCAATAACCAATCACGCAAGCAACTGCTTAATGACGTGTTGATTTACGAAGAGAAAATTACTGCGGCTCTCAAGAAAGGGAATCTTGGTGAGGCTGAAAGGCTCAGAATTGTACAACGTCGTCGGGCATTGGAAATCACTCGCGATGTATTGATTAACGAAGAAACAGCCATTGAAGACAAAATTCTTGAAGGCAAACGCAAGGGAGTTGATGTTACGGATGCTCAAATTCGCCTAGACGCAATCAGGCTTGAGCGTGAGCAGACCGTGGCTGATATTAGAAAACTTGACAACGATGAGCTAGCAAAAACAGTTGCATTTTTGGATCAAATTAAAGAAAAATTGCCTACCTACAAAGGTGGCGAGGTTGAGCAGATAACTGTGTTCGGGAAGATGAAGGAAGAGATTGATGCGCTTAAGCAATCGTTTGAAGATCTTCAGCCGCGCTTGACCGATCTGGCTGGCAACTTGTCAACCAGTCTTGGCACTGCGTTTGACAACCTTGTGTTTTCTGCTCAATCAGCGCGTGAGGCACTTGGCACCTTGTTCCAAGACATTGCTAAGTCATTCCAAAATATGGTGATTCAAATGATCACCGATTACCTGAAGTTGCAAATTATGACTTTCTTCAGGAACCTCTTTGCTCCTGCGCCCGTCAGTGTTGCTGGTAATTACTTTGGTGGTGGTGCGTCCAGCATGTTTACCAATCCTTCGTTCGGTGTCGGCACTGGAAGCTTTACCGGTTCGTTGCTGCCCAGTTTTGCAATGGGTGGAATCATGACCGCCAATGGTCCACTGAAGCTTCGTCGTTACGCAGCCGGCGGCATTGCATCTGGTCCGCAGCTTGCCATGTATGGCGAAGGCAGTCGTCCCGAAGCCTATGTACCTCTCCCTGATGGCCGCAGCATTCCTGTGACGATGAAAGGTGGTGGCATCGGTAATGTTGTGGTGAATGTCGATGCCAATGGCAGCAACGTTGAAGGCAATGGTCAGCAAGCCAATGCACTTGGCAAGGCAATCGGCATCGCCGTTCAACAAGAGTTGATCAAGCAAAAACGTCCTGGAGGCTTACTCGCGTAATGGCCACTTTCAACGACGCCACTGTTGGTACCAGCACAGGCGGCACCACGCCTGATTTCGGTGCATCACGTAAAAGCCAACCAAATGTTCGCAAAGTGCAGTTTGGTGATGGCTACGAGCAACGTCTGACCTATGGGTTGAATCAAAACCCACGCGTTTGGGATTTGACTTGGACAGCCAAGGACAGCACGGATGCCGACGCCATTGAGGCGTTCTTTGATGCACGCGCTGCTGATAATGCCAGCTTCACTTGGACGCCATTGGATGAAGCAACGGCCTACAAATGGGTTGTGGAGAGCTGGTCTCGTGATCTGCGTTATGCCAACGTCAACACGATCACAGCCACCTTTCGCCAAGTATTTGAACCCTGATGGCATACTCAGCTTGGGCTAGTTCAACTGCATATGCCATTGGCGCCATCGTACGGGCGTCCACCGTACAAGCTGCCGGTCTCGTTTTTCAATGCACCACGGCTGGCACCAGCTCCAGTACACAACCCGCATGGCCAACCGACATTGGCAGCACCATCACCGATGGCACGGTTGTCTGGACGGCGATCAGCAGCGTTTACGAGGAACTGGCTGCACTGGCACCGAGCGCCATCATCGAACTGTTTGAGATGACGCTGGACACCACCCTGCACGGCAGCAGCGACACCTACCGCTGGCACAACGGCTGCAACGCCAACGTCAGCGGCAACATCGTCTGGAACGGCAACGCTTACACCCGCTTGCCCGTCAAGGCTGAAGGCTTTGAATACACCAACACCGGCACCTTGCCGCGTCCCACGCTGACGATTAGCAACTTGGACGGCACCATGACCACACTGCTGTTGCTGGTCAACGCCACCACACCCGGAAACGACCTAGGTGGCGCCACGGTCAAGCGCATCCGCACTCTGAAGAAATATCTCGATGGCGAGGCTGGCGCTGATCCTCACGCCAAATTCCCCGACGAAATCTGGTACGTGGACCGCAAAGCAAGTGAAAACCGCGACTCGGTGAGCTTTGAATTGGCCAGCAAATTTGACCTCGCTGGCGTGATGATCCCCAAGCGTCAAATCATCGCCAACATTTGCCAGTGGAAATATCGCAGTGCTGAGTGCGGTTACACCGGCAGCATTTATTTTGACGCAAACGATGATAATGTTGCAACGCTTGCAGCCGATGTATGTGGCAAGCGTATTTCAAGTTGCAATGCGCGTTTTGGTCAATATGTTCGCAAGGCGTCTGTTACGGCTGGCAGCAATCAGCTTGTTGTAAATGGCACGGTATTTGCGATTGAAATTGGCGCCCCCATTAAAGGATTTGGGGTGCCACCGAGTACTACCGTAAGCAGCATTAGCGGCACCACGGTAACCATGAGTGCCAATGCGACGGCAACAACATCAATTACAAAAACGGGAACGATTCAAAGCAATCGCGTTGACCTGATTGTCAGCAATACCACTGGGCTTGCAATAGGAATGAAAGTAAGCGGACCAAACGTCCCACCAAATGCAACCATTCTTTCCATTGTTGGCACAACATTAACCTTGGGTCAGCCTTGGGACATATGGGATACTTTGACACTTGTTGGCACGAAATCTGCGCGACTGGTTCCTCAGTTTTCCCGAGTAGAAGTTTACAACCGCGATTTTTATGGCACTGATGAAAATGGCAATGAAATATTTGGTGATTATTACCCAGTTGGTCACGAGACTCGTCTAGAACCTTTTACAAATGAAATGGATGTTACAGATGTCAGCTCTCTTGCCGTTGGTCAGTATGTTACAGGCTCTGGCATACCAAAAAGCGCAAAGGCGCAAATTTCATCAATTAGTGGCAATACAGTCTTTTTAAATTTTTCAACTGGAAACTCTGGTGATACATATAACAACTATGAGTTTTATCAAATTCCAACGTTTACCTCCCAAACGTATTCCTTTGTCGCGCCCGATGAAAACTACACTTTCAGATCCGCTGCGGTTTTACCGTTTGGTTCGTTCCCCAGTGCAGGTTTGACTCAATGAAACTATCTGAATCCATACAAACCGCTGCACTGGAACACGCCAAAGCTGAGTTCCCCAAGGAATCCTGCGGACTGGTGGCGGTGGTCAAAGGTCGCAAGCGGTATTTCCCATGCCACAACATGGCCGAAACTCCAGACGAACATTTCGTATTGGATCCGGCTGATTACGTTGCCGCCGAGGAACAGGGCGAGATTGTGGCGGTGGTGCATAGCCACCCCAAAACCAATCCGGCACCATCCCAAGCTGACCGCGTTGCCTGCGAAAAATCCGGCCTGCCTTGGCACATTGTCAATCCGCAGACCGAACAGTGGGGTTACTGCGAACCCGAAGGCTTTGAATTGCCGTATGTAGGGCGCGAGTTTGTGTTTGGCGTGGTGGACTGCTACACGCTCTGCCGCGACTGGTACAACCGTGAATTCGGTCTAAACCTCCGCGACTACGACCGCCGTGACCAGTTCTGGCTACGGGGTGAGAATTTATACCTAGACAACTTCGCCAACGAAGGCTTTTATCCCATTCCGCTGGAGGAGCTGCAGTATGGCGATGCGATCCTCATGCAACTTGCATCACCGCTGCCCAACCATGCGGCCATCTACCTAGGTGACCAACTGATCATCCACCACGTCCAGAAGCGACTCAGTAGCAGGGACGTGTACGGCGGTTATTATTTGAAAAGCACCGCCCGAGTCCTGCGGCATGAAAGTCGTTAAGGTCTACGGCGCACTCCGCAAAAAGCTGGGTCAATGCCGTTTCCAGTTTGAAGCCGACACCCCAGCACAGGCGCTCAAGGCACTTTGCGTCAACTTTCCCGGCCTAGAGAAATGGCTGATGGATAGCGAACAAGACGGCGTTGGCTATCGCGTAACCATTGGGAAGGAGAAGGTAACCGCTGAAAGTGCTGGCGCTTTGGTAATGCCTTGGAGTGAACGTGAAGTATTTAGTATTACTCCTGTGCTTACTGGCGCCGGTGGAGGAGTAGGGCAAATCTTTGCGGGTATTGGCTTGGTTGCACTGGCGATTATTGCCGGTCCAGTAGCCGGTGGCTTTCTTGGTCTTGGCGCATCTGCATTTGGCACCACTGCTGGTGTTGCTGGTGCGGCGGTAACAAGTGGCTTTGTTTTAGGTTCATCGGCGGCATTGGCGATTGGTGGCATTGGCGCTGCGTTGATTATTGGCGGTATTGCCCAAGCACTTTCTCCTTCTGCAGTTAATTCGACTGCCACATTTGAACGCGGGCGCGATGCTGCAAAGTTTGAATCCTTTACTTTCTCGGGCATCGTCAACACCGAAAAGCAAGGCTTGCCCGTGCCTGTCATTTATGGCCGTTGCTTCACTGGATCGTCTGTAATCTCGGTTGGTATCGACGTTGATCAACTGATATGACACGCATTATTGGCGCTGGTGGTGGTGGCGGTGGTGGCGGTTGCTTCCTAGGGCATACGCTCGTCGCGGTTCCCAGCGGCCAACGCCGTATTGATGAACTACAGCCAGATGATCTGGTTCTGAGCTTTGACCATACCGGCGAAGTCCATGAAGCCAAAATCCTCAAGGTTCACGAACACGAAGGCGAGCGCGTTATTCGCTATACGCTCTGGGGCGGTCAGCATCTTGATGCCACTCCAAATCACTGGGTTCTAAACCAGTTCAATGCCTTCGTCGAAATTGACACGCTTGGCTCTGACGATTGCCTCGTAGACCACAACGGTCATCTGCGCCCCATCGTCAGCAAGACCGAGTTCTGCACTGGCACGGTTTACAACCTGACCGTTGAAGGTCACCACACTTTTATTGCCAATGGTGTTCGCGTTCATAACGCTGGCCTTGGTCTCGGCATTGCTGGTTCTGGTGGTGGCGGCGGTGGTGGCGGTGGTGGCAAAGGTGGTGGTGGTGGTGCTGGACAACGAACACCAACTGAAGCCGACGATTCGCTGCAGTCCGTTCAATATGCCAATGTGTTGGATTTACTTGGTGAAGGTGAAATTGAAGGCATTGAAAATGGCACCAAGGGCATTTATCTCGATAGCACGCCAATCGTTGATGCCAACAACAATCCCAATTTCACTGGCTACACGGTTGTTACTCGCAATGGCACACAAGATCAGGCGGCCATACCAGACATCATTGGCACTGAAAGCGAAAATGTCGTCAACGTTGAAGTCACAAAGGATTTCCCCGTAACTCGCTCGATTGCCAACAACAACATTGATCGAATCCGCGTCACCATTGTTGTCCCGAATCTTCAACAATTTGAAACCAACGGTGACATCAATGCCACAAGCGTTTCATTGCAAATTATGGTGCAATACAACGGTGGTGGTTTTAATTCTGTCCTAACAGACACTATTGCAGGCAAGACCAGCAGTCGTTATCAGCGAGATTATGTGTTTGAACTGACTGGTGCGTTTCCAGTTGACATCAAAGTTGTTCGCACCAGCAATGATGCCACATCCGCCAGAACACAAAACGAACTGTATTGGTACAGCTACACCGAAATTATTGACCAGCGGTTTCGTTATCCAAACTCCGCTCTTGCCTTTCTGCGCTTTGACTCGCGCCAGTTCAACAACATCCCAAGCCGTAAATATTTAGTTCGTGGCATCAAAGTTGCCATCCCGAGCAACGCCACGGTTGACACCACAACACATCCGGGACGCATTACCTACGCCGGTGTCTGGAACGGAACTTTTGCTGCAGCAACGTGGACAAATGATCCAGCTTGGTGTCTTTGGGATCTACTCACCAATACCCGCTACGGCGCCAGTATTCCCACCAGCAGTCTTGACCGCTATGACTTTTATTCCATTAGCCAATACTGCAATGAGCTAGTTGATAACGGCAAAGGCAGCTTGGAGCCTCGTTTCTCCTGCAACCTGCTGATCAACAGCCGCGACGA